GGTCATCTGAAAGTGCGAACATTTTCTAGCGTCAAAAAATGCAGGGGGTTAACAAGTTAACTATTATAATAGGTATAGGTTTACAAAATTAGATTATGTTTATAACAATGGCAGAATTAGCAACGCTTAAAAACGTGTCTAGGGCTGCGGTTACAAAGAAAGTTAAGTCAGGTAAACTTGATGGTGCAATTGTTAACCATAATGGAAAAAAGAAGGTTAACAAAGAAGAAGCGTTTAGATTATGGGACTTGCAAGCACCACCTAGTAGAGATACAACTGTAAGAAAACAGTTAAAACAGGAAATAGATGCAAAATCAGATGATGAAATACCGAGTTATGGAGAAAGTAAAGCAAAACGTGAACATTTCTTGGCAGAATTAGCAAGATTAGACGTAGAACAAAAGAAAAAAGATTTAATACCTGTTTCTGATATTAAAAAGAGTAGTTTTGAAATAGGTAGAGCTATAAGAGAAAATTTAACTAACCTTGCTGATCGTTTGGCTAGTCAAGTTGCAGGTGAGACTGACCCACAAATAATACATAAATTGTTAACAGAAGAACATAGGGCTGCATTGGAACAGTTGGTAAAAGTATGAACGCTTGGCTAAAAGGATTTTTAAAAGGGCTAACACCACAAGAATCATTAACTGTTGATGAATGGGCTTGTAAATATCGTGTTTTGTCTAGTCGTGGATCTAGTGAACCTGGTAAGTATCGAGTAGATCGTACTCCTTTTTTACGTGAGCCTATGGAAGAGTTATCTGCTGAAAGTTCTGTACAGAGGGTTGTAATGATGTTTGCAGTCCAGCTTGGAAAAACTGAGACAATGAACAACTTTATTGGCTATTGTATTGATCATTCACCTGCACCTATGCTTATGGTGCAGCCAACCTTGCAAATGGCTCAGAGGTTAAGTAAGCAGAGATTGGAAAGTATGTTACAAGATACTCCTTGTTTAGCAGAAAAGATCCCACCACCTAGAAGTAGAGATAGTGGTAATAGTCAGTTTGCAAAGATATTTCCTGGTGGGGTATTAATTCTAACTGGTGCGAATAGTGCTAGTTCTTTAAGATCAATGCCAGCTAAATATATTGGATTAGATGAAGTTGACGCATATCCTGGTGATGTTGATGGTGAAGGTGATCCTGTTGCATTAGCAGAAAAACGTGCTTCTACATTTACTAAAAGAAAAATACTTTTAACTTCTACACCAACAATTAAAGACTTTTCAAGAATAGAAGCTGAATATGAGGCTAGTGACCAAAGAAAATACTATGTACCTGCGGCATGTTGTGGTGCTTTTCAAGTTTTAAAGTTTGAACAACTTAGATGGAAAGATAAAGACCCTAATACTGTTAAATACGAATGTGAGGTATGTAATAAGCAATTTGATGAAACTGCTAAGACCACAATGTTACGTAAGGGAGAATGGAGGGCAACAAAACCAGAGAATGCAGGTAAGACTGCGGGATTTTGGCTGAATGGATTAAATAGCCCTTTAGGTTGGTTCTCTTGGGCAGAAATGGTAGATGAATTTTTAAAGGCTAAAGATGACCCTGCTTTAATGCGAACATGGACTAATACAAGAAAAGCAGAAACATTTTCTTATGAATACCAATCTAAATTAAATGCAGAGTCATTATTAGAAATAAGAGAGAATTATTTACCTGGTGAAATCCCTAAAGATGTTGTTTGTTTATGTCTTGGTGTTGATGTACAGGGTGGAATGGGATCTGCTTCACAAAGATTAGAAGTTAGCTGTTGGGGTTTTGGTGCTGATCCTTCCGGTATTGGTGAACAGATGTATTTAATAGACCATACAATTATTTATGGTGATCCCAACCAAGGTGAAGTATGGAAAGGTTTAGATATATTGTTAACTCAAACATTTGATCATCCAGATGGCGGTAAATTAAAAATTAGCGGTTGTGCGGTGGACTCTGGTGGTTTAGCTACTCAATCTGTTTATGATTACTGTACAAAACGTAGAGGGCAGGGTGTAATTGCTATTAAAGGTAGTAGTAGAAGTGGTGTGCCTATAATTGGAAAAGGAACTAAGGTGGATATTAATTATAGTGGTCGAGTTAGGAAAAAATCTGGTATAGTGTATATAATAAATACAGAGGATATTAAGGATAAAATTTTTAGTAAGATCAAATCTAAAGAAAAAATCCATTTCCACGCAGAAACAACAGAAGAATACTTCAAAGAATTAACAGGCGAATATAGAACGCTAAAAACAAATAAAAAAGGTTATCCAGTTAGTACATACGAGAAAAAACCTAACCAAGCGGTAGAAAAGTTGGATTGTTGTGTATATGCCTTTAGTATGTACTATTTACTCTTAAAAACTGTTCCAAAGGGCTTATTTTTCACTAATTACGCTAAAAAGTTGTTAAATCACACTAATTTAAATACAAAAAACACGCTAAGATCAAAACAGAAGGCAAAAAAATCTTCTTATGTCACAAATTGGTAGTTATTTATGAACATTCCAAAATCTTTACGTGCAGGTAGTACTTGGACTTGGAGAGAAGATAGTTTAGTTGATCCTTATGGTGATGCTATACAAAGTACAGACTCATGGGTATTAACATTTTATATCCGTACTAATAATGTTAGTGGGGTGACTGTTGTAGGTAGTACTTATGGTACAGGTTGGCAATTTGATGTAGCTGCAAGTAGTACAGGTATAGCGGCAGGTGATTATTTCTGGCAGGCAGAAGCTACAAAAGGTGCATTAAAATATGATGTCGGTACTGGTTCAGTTGAAATTTTAAAAAGCCTTGTTTATACAGGTGATGTTAGTGCTATACAAGCGAAATCACAAGTTGAGCAAGATTTAGATGCTGTAGAAGCTGCAATAAGAACTTTAATATCAGATGGTGTTGTTAAAGAATATTCTATAGGTGGTCGTAGTCTTAAAAAATATGATTTAGCTGATTTAACGGCTTTAAGAAGTCAATTAAAATATCAATTAAGTTTAGAGAAGAAAGCGGAATTAATACGTAATGGTCAAGGTAATCCACATCAAATGTTAGTGAGGTTTAACTAATGGGAATTAAAACAGCATGGCGTGAACTTTGGAAAGGCAACCCACGCCCTATAAAGAAAAGAACATTTGCAGGTGCAAAACTAGATAGGCTAACAAGTGGTTGGGTACGTACTACTAATAGTGCTGATAGTGCATTAAAAGGTGACATTAAGAAATTAAGAAATGGTAGTAGGCAATTAGTTAATGATGTTGATTATTGCAAACAGGCAGTAAGAAATGTTGTAGATAATATTGTTGGTACTGGTGTTAAATTGCAATCCCAAATAAGGATGCAAAGGGGCGGTAAGTTAGATACAAAAATGAATAGTGTTGTTGAAAGGGCTTGGAAAGAATGGGGCTATAAAGATAGTTGTAATACTGCTGGTAAATTATGCTTTGACGATATTACACGTTTAGCTGTTCATAGCATGGTTCAAGATGGCGAATGTTTTATAAGAATTATTAGAGGTAAAAAGTTTGGTAGGTCTACAGTTCCACTAGCATTAGAAGTATTAGAAGCAGATATGTGTGACGAAGATTATACAGGCAAGTCAACTAATAAAAATCAAGAGTGGAGGATGGGAGTATTAGTTAATGAATGGCAAAGACCTCTAAAATATGCATTTTTCAGTAGGCATCCTGGTGATACTATGTTTATACAAAGTCCTACCTCTAAAGATACCCATGTATTAGTAGATGCTAGAGATGTAATCCATTTATATAGAGTAGAAAGACCAGGACAAACAAGGGGTATTCCTTGGATGAGTAGCAGTTTAAACAGAATGCATCATATAGAAGGTTATGAAGAAGCAGAAGTTGTAAGGGCTAGGCTTGGTAGTTCATTAATGGCATTTATACAAAGTCCAGAAGGTGAACTAGCAGGTGATGAGGTTGTAGATGATGACAGGGTTTTTGATATGAGTCCAGGTGCAATTAGATATTTAGCCCCAGGTGAAAGTGTAAATGTACCAACATTTGATGCACCAGATGGACAATTTGAACCATTTCTACGTGCAATGTTAAGGGCTTTAGCTGCAGGTATAGGTTGTAGTTATGAAAGTATTAGTAGAGATTATTCACAAACTAATTATTCTAGTAGTCGTTTAAGTTTGCTTCAAGATCAGGAAGCATTTAAGGCTTTGCAATATCAATTAAGAGAAAATTTCTTATCTATTGTGTTTGAAGAATGGTTAGAAGCTGCTGTATTATCTGGAACTTTACAATTGCCAACATATTTAGATGAACCTGATAAATACAAGATGGTTAAATGGTTGTTTAGGGGTTGGGGTTGGGTCGACCCTATGAAAGAGGTGCAAAGTGCTAAAGAAGCTATAAGGGCGGGACTTAAAACACAGTCTCAATGTATAGCAGAAATGGGTGGTGATTTAGAAGAATTACTAATGGCAAGAAAGAATGAAATAGATATGGCTAAAGAGTTAGGTTTAGAATTTGATACAGAAGTTAAGGCTAATACGCAAGAATCTAGTAATATAGAACCAAGACCTAATGAAAATTATGAACAAGCGTGATTATGAAGAGAAATCATTACAGCGTGATTTTACTTTAGAAATAAAACAAGTTGAAAAAGAAGATAGAACTATTGAGTTCCCTTTTAGTTCAGAATTACCTGTAGAAAGGTATTTTGGTAATGAAGTTTTAGAACATAGTAGAGAAGCAGCTAATTTGAAAAGGCTGAATGATGGCGCACCTTTTTTATGGAATCATAACCCTGATCAAGTACTAGGTGTAGTTGAAAGGGCATATATTGATGAAAAAAAGAAAAGAGGTTATGCAAAAGTACGTTTTAGTGAAGAAGAATTTGCAGAAAGTAAATTTAGAGATGTAAAAAACAAAATTCTACGTAATATTTCTTTTGGCTATGTCATTAATAAAGCAGAAGAAAGTGAAGATTCTATTATTGCAAGAGATTGGGAAGCATTTGAAGTTAGCTTGGTTTCGATCCCAGCAGATAACTCTATTGGTATTTCACGTTCAATAAATAATAAAATTGAAGTAAACGATATGCAAAACAACAATAAAAAGGATAATATTATGGAAGAAGCTAACGTTTCTGCATCTTCTGATGCATTGCCCACTAAATTAACTATTAAAAACATGACCACTAACGAGAAAGAAATCGATTTAGTGCGTTCAGAAGATGCCGTTAATAAGGCTCTTAAATCTGACCGTGCAAGATTTGACCAAATTAGAAAAACTGGTAAAAAATATGAAATGAATGATCTAGCTGATGAATACATCAGAAATGGTCGTTCTGTACAGGAATTTAATCAGGCTGTCATGGATCAATGGAATCCAGAGAAGATTACACCAAAACCACAAGATGCAGAAATTGGTTTAAGTGAAGATGAGACTAGAAGTTTTAGTTTCTTAAGAGCTTTAAACTATTTGGCAAATCCTGGTGATAGAGCAGCAAGAGAAGCAGCAGCTTTTGAAATTGAGGCTTCTAATGCAGCAGCTAAAAAAGCAGGTAGAGTTTCTAGAGGTATTACAGTTCCTTATGATGTAATGCGTAGAGATTTAAAAACCTCACCTGCAACACAAGGCGGTAACTTAGTCCAAACAGATTTAGACGCTGCTAATTTTATTGATCTTTTAAGAAATAGCTCAGTATTAGATCAAGCAGGTGCTACAACTTTAACTGGTCTACAAGGAAACGTTGCTATTCCTAGACAGTCAGGTGCAGCAACAGCATATTGGGTAGCTGAAGGTGGCGCACCAACAGAATCACAGCAAGCAATTCAACAGGTTTCAATGATTCCTAGAACTTGCGGTGCATTTACTGACATTTCAAGAAAGCTGTTAATTCAATCATCTATAGATGTTGAGCAAATGGTTAGAAATGATATAGCAAAAGTTATTGCTTTAGAAATTGATAGGGCTGCACTTTATGGTACAGGTTCTTCAAATGAACCATTAGGTTTACATAACACAAGCGGTATTGGAACAGAAGCAATTACAGCTAATAACCCAACATTTGCTCAAGTGGTAAACATGGAAAGTGATGTTGCTGCTGCTAATGCTTTAATGGGCAACCTTTCTTACATAACAGGTGCAACCATTAGGGGTGCTATGAAAGTTAAAGCTAAAGATTCTGGTTCTGGCTTATTCCTTTGGGACGGCAACAACACAGTTAACGGCTATAACGCTTATATGTCTAACCAAGTTGAAGCTGGTGATTTATGGTTTGGTAACTGGTCTGATTGTATTGTTGGCTATTGGTCATCACTTGATCTTTTAGTTGATCCTTATACACATTCAACATCAGGTACTATCCGTATTACTGCTTTACAAGATGTAGACGTAGCATTTAGACACGCTGCTTCATTCAGCTTAGGTGCATAATATGAAACTTAAAGTTCTACGGTCTTTTCTATGGGCTGGTGAGGTTGTAAAAGTAGATGAAATTTTTGAAATAGATTCAATCCAAGCAACTGAATTAATTAGTTCTGGAAAGGCCATAGAAACTTTTGAAGTTGTTGAGGAAATAGTAGAACCTCAAGTTAAACCTAAAAAAACTACTAAACGTAAAAAAACTTTACCCCTTTCTGAATAATGACTATTCAAAATTTAGGTTCTAAAACAACTGCTTTAGACCTTTTAGCTAACGATATTGTGGCTGCAACTGGCGTTGGTTCTGCTATTGATTTACAAGGTTATGAAGGCAGTGCTGCTTTTGTACTTTCTGCTGAAGCTGGTGGATCAGGTATTACTTATGCTGTAAAAATTACAGAATGTGCTACTTCTGGTGGTACTTATTCTGATGTAACAGATGGTGCATTCACCACTTCGGGTTCAAATGCTGCTGTATTTGAGAAAATTTATCTTAATGTTTCTTCTTTGAAGCGTTATGTAAAGGTTTCTACAACAGTTGCAGGTGGAACAGGTGCTGGTGCTTTATGTGTAACAGCTTTAGTATCCGCTAAGTATGGCTAATGTCATTTGCAGATGATTTAACAACAGTTTTTGGTTCTCCCTTTGGTGTATCTTGCACTTCTGGGGGAACTACTGCTAATGGGATACTTGATGAACCAACTGACGTTTTAGCAGGTGATCAAGTTATTTCTGTTGGTTATGTTCTGCATTGTAAAAATTCTGATTTTGGTTCTTTAGTTGCAGGTGATTCTATTACTGTAAATAGTACAGCCTATACTGTAAGAACAAATGAAGCAGGTTTAGATGGTTTAACAAGAGAAATTACTTTACAGAAAACATGACTACTAAACGTGAAAATATATTAGCTCGCTTATTAACTGTTATTACACCAACTACAGGTATTTCTAATAGAGCATATAGAGATAGAGTAGTTGCATTAACAAGAACTCAAACACCAAGTATTTTAATAGAAGCTGTAGACGATACCCCAGAACAAAATACAAGTTTACCTACATTAGATTGGTCAATGACTGTTAGATGTGCAGTTATTGTTAGATCATCTACACCTGTTACAACTGCTGATGCTGTAGTAGAAAATATGCATAGCAGAATAATGGCAGATTTAACAGTTAATGGTAATGCGATAGATGTACAACCTGGTGCTGTTGTTATAGAAACACTAGATTCTGACCAACCTACAGGCATTATTAATTGTAATTACATAGTGCGATATAGAACAGAAGTTGATGATTTAACGCAATAGATGGTGTTTCTTACTAAAAACCTATATTATAGAAACATAATGATTTAATGTAACAATGCCTAAGCTACACAGAAAAAGAAGCATATTAGCAAAAGCAGAAACTAGTTATGGTACAGACCCTAACCCAAGTGGGAGTGCTAACTATGTACAGGTAATTGATTTAAATATAGAACCTATACAAAGTGATGAAGTTAGTAGAGATCTTATCCGCCCATACATGGGAAACTACGAAATTATCCCCAGTAATACAAGGGTCAATGTAACTTTTGATGTAGAAATGGCAGGTAGTGGAAGTGCAGGTACAGCACCTAAGTATGGAGCAGTATTAAAAGCGTGTGGACTTAGTGAAACAATAAGCGGTGGTAATACAGTTACTTATGCACCTGTAGCAACACCATCTGACAGCGTTACGTTATTCGTTAATTATGATGGTATTAGACATATTGTCAAAGGCTGTAGAGGTACGTTTAGCATTAGCGCTGAGGTAAACAACATCCCTCGTATTTCTTTTAATTTGACAGGATTATTTACAGCCCCTACGGATGATGCTTCACCAACCGTAACAGTAAGCAATCAGGCATCACCCCTTATATTCAAAAATGGTAGTACTTCTGCTTTTTCTATATTTGGTTATGGTGCAGCATTACAATCATGGAATTTAGACTTTAACAATGAAGTAATTTATAGAGAGTTAGTAGGTGGCACAAAAGAAGTATTAATTACAGATCGTAAACCTTCTGGAACTGCTGTTGTAGAAGCTGTTGCTTTGTCAGCACATAACTTTTTCACAGATTATACAAGTACATCTACTGGCACAAATACTTGGTTACATGGAACAACCGCAGGTAATAAGGTCGCAGTATCTTGCCCACAATCTGATTTAGGACAGCCAAACTATGAAGATTCAGATGGTATAACAATGTTATCTCTACCATTTATGGCAACACCTACAGCAGCAGCTAATAACGAATTTTCATTAGTTTATACCTAAAGTTGCATAGATTATAAAAAGGGTTTACCCTAGTATGTATATACTTATAATTCTATGCCTTTTGTTATTGATCAGAGTCCTTCTTATAAATGGAAAGTAGAAGTAAATGTAAATAAAGACGTAACTGTACATACAGAAGTATTTACTGCTTTATTTAAAAACATTTCACAATCTAGGTTTAAGGAAATGATAAAAATGGTAGAAGATAAACAGATGGATGATATAGATGTTACAAAAGAAATATTAGTAGGTTGGGAAGATATGGAGGCAGCAGATGGTACACAAGTAGAATTTAATAAATCTAACCTTAATAAGTTATGTGAAGTAAGAGGTTTTGCTACTGCTGTAGGTTTTGCATTTATGGAATCAAATCAGCAAATTTTTGAAAAAAACTAATAGGGGCAGGTGAGTATTGGGCTGTTGGCTCTACTGTCATAGATAAAACAGCAGAAGATGATGCGGTATTAGGTATTAAGTCAGAAAAAAAAGAAGGAGATGATAATTTTTATGTATATTCACAAAATTGGGAAACTGTACAAATGTTCTTGCGGTGTCAAACGCAATGGCGTGTAGGAATGAGTGGAATTATTGGTTTAGACTATACATCCGTGTTAGAAATGATTAAACTATATTTAGTAGAAGATACTGTTGCTATGCTAGAAAATCTACAAGTTATGGAAGCATCTGCATTGCAGGCATTAAATAAAGATAAATAATATGGCAAAGTTTGATTTAGTAGTAGCAGCAAAGACTGTAGGGGCAGGCTCTATAAAACGTCTTGGCAACTCTATGCAAGGGGTTACAGGTAAGGTTAAGAATTTAAGGCTTGCAATGGGCGGTCTTAATAAGACATTTGGTGCATTAGGTTTAATTATATCTGGTGGTGCATTTGTAGGACTTGTAAAAGGTGCAATAGATAGTGCAGATGCATTTGGTAAGATGTCGGATCAAACTGGCATAGCAGCTAATACATTACAGGCATATGTAAACGCAGGTAAATTAGCTGGTGTTAGTCAGGAAACTATAGATAAAGGATTAAAAAGGCTTGCGCAATCTATGAGGGAAGCAGATCAAGGTGTTGCTACATATAAAGATAGTTTTGATTCGTTGGGAATATCTGTAAGGGGTACAGATGGCACATTTAAAACAAGTGAACAGGTATTAGGAGAAGTTGCAGATAGGTTTGCAACTATGGAAAATGGTGCAACAAAAGCAGCTATATCTATGGAAATATTTGGTAGATCAGGTGCAAATTTAATTAACCTGTTAAATGGTGGTGCGGCATCACTTACAGAATTTAATTATGCAGTCTCAGATGAATTTGCACAAAATTCAGAGTTTTTTAATGACCAGATAGCAGTTTTGGCTATACAGTTTGATGGATTTAGGAAACAACTTACAGATGCGTTATTACCAGCATTAAATACTATTGTTGGTGTATTTAGTGAATTATTTAGTGCAGAAAATGATTTTAGTGGATTTTTTAAGGCTATAGAAATAGGAATTAGAGGTATATCTATAGGAATATTTGCAACTGTAAAATTAATAGATGAGGTAGTAAGAGTAATTACAAATTTAGGTAAAAGATTTAAAACCTTTTTTGATAATTTAGTAGCAAGTATACCACCATTTATTTTGAAAATGATTGGAGGGGCTGGTAGCGCTGTAGGAAATTTAGGGGGTGCTTTTTTAGAACAACAAAAGAAAAATTTTAGTTCACTTATGGGAAAAGATTTTACAGCAGGTTTTACAGAACGATTTACAGAAAATTTTAATAAAATTCAAAAATTATTTAGTGGTTCAACAAACGCACCTGCAAGTTATTTTCAAGATATTAAAGATAGTGCTGATGGTGCGGGTGGCGCTATTGAGAAATCTTTTGGTCAAACAATGCGTGATAAGTTAAAAACCTTTGGTGATAGTATAAAATCTTTAAATGAATCTATGGCAGATGTAGTAATAAAAGGAATAAAAGGAATGGAAGATGCACTCGTAAATTTTGTCACTACAGGAAAATTAAGCTTCAGAAATTTAGCAAATTCAATTATTGCTGATATGGTGCGTATTGCAATACAGCAATCTATTACAGCACCATTAACAGGTTGGTTTGAAGGATTATTTAGTGCAAAAGGTAATGTATTAAAAAATGGTAAACATTTAACAGCCTATGCAAAAGGTGGTGTAATAGATAGCCCACATTTCAAATATATGGCAAATGGTGGTGTGGCTGTTGCAGGGGAAAAAGGCTCGGAGGCTATACTTCCTTTATCTCGTGGTAGTGATGGTAAATTAGGCGTAAAAGCACAAGGAGGAGGTACTAATATTGTTGTTAATGTAGATGCTTCTGGTAGTTCTGTAGAAGGTGATCAAGCAGAAGGTAGGACGCTTGGTAAACTTATTGGTGCGGCCATACAGTCTGAAATTCTTAATCAAAAAAGGCCAGGAGGTTTATTAGCATAATGGCAACATTTCCAAGTATCGAACCTAGTTATGGGCTAACAAAAACATCCGCACCTAAAACTCGTATTGTACAATTTGCAGATGGATATGAACATAGAATTTTATTTGGTTTAGCTAGTCATCAAAACTCAGAAACTTATAGCCTTGCATGGAATAATATTACAGAATCAGATTCAGATGTTATAGAAGGATTTTTAAGGAGCAGAGCAAATGATAATGCAAGTTTTACATATAGCCCACCATCAGAAGGCTTTGCAAAAACAGGCACATATTCTCAATCAGGTACAACAGTAACAATTACAATTACAGATCATGGTGTTGCTATAAATGATATATTAACTATTGATTACACCACTGGTAGCGCTGTAGATGGTACTTTTGTAGTTGCTTCTGTAACTAGTGAAGATGTTTTCACAGTAGTAGCTGCTGCTAGTGCTACAAATAGTGGTAACGTATCAATTACCTTAGCAGGTGCTAAAAAATTTGTTTGTGAAACATGGCAAAAAACAATAAATATTCCTAATAGAGCTACTATTACAGCTACCTTTAGACAAGTATTTGAACCATGAGCAAAACACCTTTAATTACAGATTTACAAAAAATTAATCCATCTGCAATTATTGAGTTATTGACTATAACCACTGATGCTACATTACATGGATCAAGTACAACTTATAGATTCCATAATGGAACAAGCCTAAATGCTAATGGAGATATTGTTTGGGCGGGTGATACTTATATAAAGATGCCAATACAAGCAGAAGGTTTTGCTTATCAAAGAGGGCAAGTACCTAGACCTACATTAACTGTTAGTAATGCTCTAGGAACTATTACAGCGATTTTATTAAATGTCAATAACGTTACAACAGGAAATGATTTAACAGGCGCAACTGTAAAAAGGATAAGAACAAGTGCAAGGTATCTTGATGCTGTTAATTTTTCTGGTAATACAAATCCTTATGGTACACCTGATCCTACAGCAGAAGATGTAGAGACTTATAAAATAGATAGGAAATCCACAGAAAATAGAGAAATTGTACAATTTGAACTTGCCGCACCTTATGACCTAGCAGGTGTTTATGCACCGAAACGTCAATGCACTAGAACAGAATTTCCTTCAATTGGTACGTTTCTTGCATGAATTGGAAAGAAGAAGCACTTGTTCATGCGAAAGACCAAGATCCTAAAGAGTCTTGTGGCTTGTTATTAAATATTCGAGGAAAAGAAAGATATTTTCCTTGTCGTAATTTATCAATGACAGATCATCAATGCTTTATTCTTGATCCAGAAGATTATGTAAAAGGTAGTAATTTAGGAGAAATAACTGGTATTGTTCATAGTCATCCCGTAACACCTCCTGTTGCTAGTCAAGCAGATCAAATTAGTTGTGAACAAAGTAATCTTCCTTGGCATATTGTTAATCCAAAAACAGAAACTTGGGGATATTGTGAGCCTTGCGGATATAAACCACCATTACTAGGTAGGCAATGGGTATGGGGTATTACTGATTGTTGGTCTTTAGTAAAAGATTGGTATAAGGAAGAAAAGGGTATTGAACTAAAAGATTGGGATAGACCAACGACTCCAGAAGAATTTATATTGAATCCATTGTTTCAAAGCTGTGCATGGAGAACTGGTTTCAGAGAGCTAAGACCAGAAGAGAAATTAATTAATGGTGATGCTTTATTAATGTCTATTGGTTCTCCTGGTTTAAATCATGTAGCTATTTTTTTAGATGGAGATGTTTTACACCATTTAACCGATAGACTATCTTGTAAAGAACCATATTCTCAATGGTTATTAAAATCAACTGGTGGGAGGTATCGTTATGTTGCGTAAATTAAAACTATATGGTGAGCTTGCTGATTTTATAGGTCACAAAGAATTTGAAATACAGGTAGACAGTCTTACAAAAGCAGTTAGTTTTCTTGTTAATAATTTTCCGCAGGTAGAGAAGTTTATGAATCCTAAATATTATCAAGTAAAAGTTGGTAATTATACCGTCAGTGAAGAAGAACTAAACCATCCTATAGGACAGCAAGATATACATATTGTTCCTGTTATTAGTGGTGCTGGTGGTAACACAGGTAAAATATTGTTAGGTGCTGCTTTAATTGGTGCTTCTTTTATTCCTGGTTTGCAAACTGCTTTCATCGGTACTTTTGGAGGTACACCAATACAATTAAGTACTATTGCTGGAACTGTTGGAGGTTTATTAGCATTACAAGGTGTAAGCAGTATGCTATTTCCTTTACCTAAACCACAGGAATTCAAATCAGAAGAAGATCCAAAATTATCATTTAATTTTTCTGGAACTCAAAACACATCAAGGGCTGGTACTCCAGTCCCGATAGTATACGGAGAAATTGTGACTGGCTCAGTGGTGATTAGTGGTGCTGTTGATACTCAGCAGGTACAGGCATGACAAACGCACCAAAGAAAATTATTCAAGGATCTGGTGGTGGTAGTCCCCCTGCTCCACCTCAACCAACCAGAGCGCCTGATACTTTACATAGTAGACAGTTTGCTACTTTTCTTGATCTTATTTCAGAAGGAGAGATAGAAGGCTTTGCATCTGCTTCAAAAGAAGGACTTACAAAAGGAACAACTGCATATAATAACGCTGCATTAAAAGATGTGTTTTTAAATGATACTCCTGTCTTAAAATCCACAGCTACTTCTGCTAGTCCAGCTTCTACTGATTTTAATTTTCAAGATGTAACATTTAATCCTCGTTTTGGTACGTCTGGTCAGACAAAAGTTGAAGGTATTGAAAGTAGTTCTTCAATAACAGCAGTAGGTGTAACTGTGACAACATCCGCTCCTGTTACTAGACAGATAACAAATTCAAATGTTGATGCGGCAAATATAACGATAACCTTTCCGCAACTACAAAAAGCAACAGATAAAGGTGATTTATTAGGTTCTACTGTTCAGTTTAAAATTTCAGTTCAATATAATTCTGGTGGTTACACGGATGTCATTACAGACACGATCACAGGTAGAACTGCTGATGCTTACCAAAGAGATTATAGGGTGAATCTTACAGGTGCTTTTCCTGTTGACATTAGAGTTAGTAGAGTTACAGCAGATAGCACCTCTTCAAGTCTTATAGATGCTTTTCAATGGACAAGCTACGGAGAAATTATTGATGATTCTAATACTTACGCTAATAGTGCTTATGCTTCTCTTCGATTGGATTCTATGCAGTTCCAATCAATTCCTACTAGAAAATATCGTATTAGAGGAATAAAAGTAAGGATTCCAGGAGCAGGTGCTAATAGTTCGGGTACTCCGAGTATTGATAATGCTACTGGTCGTATTGTTTATCCAGATGGATATATTTTTAATGGTGTTATGGGCGCTGCCCAATGGTGTTCATGCCCTTCGATGGTGTTACTTGATCTTCTTACAGACACTAGGTATGGATTGGGTAATCATATCACTGACAGTTCTCTTGATCTTTTCTCCTTTGTCACTGCTAGTAAATTTGCAAATACGTTAGTATTAGATGGATTAGGAGGACAGGAAGCTAGATTTAGTTGTAATGTAAATATTCAATCGTCTAGTGAAGCGTTTGATCTAATAAATGAATTAGCAGGTGTAATGAGATGTATGCCGATATGGGCTGCTGGTAGTATTCAACTTGCACAAGATAGTCCTAAAGATGCAAGTTATTTATTTAATTTATCTAATGTAACCGAAGCAGGTTTTAGTTATTCTGGAAGCGGTTTAAAAACAAGAAATACTGTTGTTTCTGTCTCTTACTTCAATATGGATAGTAGAGAAATAGATTATGAAGTTTATGAAGATACCGCTTCAATAGCGAAGCTAGGAGTAAGTATTAAAAAAGTAAGGGGATTTTCTTGCACATCAAGAGGTCAGGCTAGACGATTGGCAAAAGCTATATTATTTGCTGAACAGAATGAGAGTGAAATTGTTACTTTTGGTACTTCAATAGAATCTGGAATTATTGTACGACCTGGTGCTGTCATAGATATCGCTGACAACCTTAGAAGTGGAGTAAGAAGAGGTGGAAGGATTAATGCAGCAACAACCACTCAGATCACAGTAGATGATTCTGCTTCTACTGATTTACCAGCAACTAATAATTCAAATTTAAGTGTAATTTTGCCTGATGGAACAATGGAAACCAAAGGTGTCCAATCCATCACTGGTGCGGTTATTATAGTTGATAGTGCTTTTTCTCAAGCACCTAATGTAAATGCAGGTTGGCTTTTACAGAATGATGCGGTTAAGCCTCAGAAATTTAGAGTAATAGCAGTAGAAGAATCTGAGGGAATTAATTATGCGATTACTGCTTTATCTTATGTCCCTGAGAAATATGCATTTATTGAAGATGGTGCAAATTTACCAACTAGAACAGTATCTATATTAAATCAATTAAAATCACCTCCAAATGCACTTTTAGCAGAAGAAAAGATTGTTGAAATAAATAATCAGGCAGTATCTAAACTTATCGTTAGTTGGCAACCTATTGTAGGCGTAACTCAGTATCAAGTTAACTACAGATTTAATAATGGTAACTATGTTTCTACAACAGTTTCTTCCTCTGATTTTGAGATACTTAATAGTGATATTGGAACTTATGACTTTCAAATATTTAGTTATAATGCTGCTTTACAGACAAGTTCCACTTCTGCTGATCTAACTTTTAATGCTGTAGGCAAAACTGCTGTCCCAGCAAATGTCACTGGATTAACAGCAGAACCTATAAATGAAAAATTAGTAAGATTACGTTGGGATTTATCTACAGATATTGATGTTATTCATGGTGGTAGGGTTTATGTAAGACACTCCACTAAAACAGATGGGACAGGTACTTTTTCTAATTCTGTTGATCTTATTCAAGCGTTAGCTGGTAATACAACATCTGCGGAGGTTCCATATCTTGAAGGCGAATATATTTTACGCTTTAGGGATGATGGCGGTAGGTTTAGTGCTGGAGAAACAAGCGTCATAATTGATTTACCCGATAATCAAGCTCCTTTATTAACACAAACAAGAAGAGAAGATAATGATAGCCCTAAGTTTCAAGGAACTAAAGTTAATGTTGATTATGATGCAACAACAACAAGTTTAAATTTATCTGGAACTGGACTTTTTGATACTATTAGTGATTTTGATGCAGTTGCCTCCCTTGATGATTTTGGGGGTATTGTATCTTCTGGTACTTATGATTTTGGAGGAACAGCAGGGGGTACTACTTTAGATTTAGGTGCGGTATTTAGTCTTGATCTTAAACGTCACTTTTTAACAGAAGCTTTTTACCCTAACGATTTATTCGATAGTAGAAGTGCGAATATTGATACTTGGGGGGATTTTGATGGAGTTGAAGCAACAGATGTTAATGCCGAAATGTTAGTCAGGGTGACACAAGATAACCCTAGTTCTGGATCTCCTACATATACTGGCTTCCAAACTTTTGCAAATGGTACTTATAAAGGTAGAGGATTTCAATTTAGAGCAAAATTGACAAGTAATGACCCTGCACAGGATATTAAAGTTTCTCAGCTAGGTTATACTGCAACTTTACAGAGAAGAACAGAACAAGGTAATGTAACAGCAAGCGGAGCAGGTGCAAAGGCTATTACCTTTACTAATCCGTTCTTTGTCGGTACTTCTTCTTTATTAGGGGCAAATACTAATTTACCTTCTGTTGGTATCAATGCTCAAAACATGACTTCTGGAGATTACTTTGTAGTTTCTAGTGTAAGTGGTACAGGATTTACTGTTCACTTTAAAAACTCCTCAAATGCTTCGATTGATAGAAATTTCACTTATCAGGCTGTCGGATTTGGTAAAGGGGGGTAGAATGGGTATAATTAACTCAAAGTTATTTAACCTAAATTCCCAAAAACCCTTAATATAACTGCGATATGTCAGAACATGATGGAGTCATAGCTAACGGAACAGGCTCGGCTGTGAGAACCGACCTTAATAATGCTCTTGCGGCAATATTTTCTAACAACAGTAAGTCTGGTGCGTTAACAACTAACTATGCTTATCAATGGCACGTTGATACATCAAATGGAAATTTGTACATAAGGAATGCCGCAAATAATGGATATGTACTTGTAGGCCCTGTTGCTACTACAAACTTTGGATTAGCACCATTAGCAGGGGCAACATTTACAGGGAAGGTAACTCATAACTATACATCTAGTTTAAACATTCCATCTGGTACAACTGCACAACGTGATGGCAGCCCTGCGGTCGGGATGCTGAGGCACAATAGTACGCTTAACCAGTTTGAAGGTTATAACAATGGTGATTGGGATGTAATCGGTGGAGATAATTCAACAACTAGCACTATTGCAGATGAAAGTTCTGACACTAGCTGTTTCCCCTTGTTTGCAACAGCAGCAACAGGAGATTTAGGATTAAAGTCAGGATCTAATCTTACATTTAATTCTTCAAATGGTACATTAGCAGCTACTACATTTAGTGGATCGGGTGCAAGTTTAACTAACTTACCTTCTTCTGCATTAACTGGTGCGTTACCAGCTATTGATGGTTCAGCATTAACTGGAATGTCTGCTGGATTTACCCCTCAAGCAGATGCTTGGAGGATTACCACATCTTTCACAGGAGATCAAAACCCCCATGTTAATTATGAAAGACAAGATGCAGCATATGAAGGTAATTTAGGAGCGGCATTACTTACTTACTCTAGCGGTATTTTTACGTTTACAAGTACTGGATGGTATCACGTACAGATATTTTATTTTTCT